TAAAAAGCGTTTTGCGGATTTCTTGGGTTGGCCTTTATGCCGTCATTTGTTTAGATTTATATTCTGCAATTTGCTGATCGGTAATTTTAGTCCAATGATTTTGTCCAACCCCGAATTCGCTCTGCCATACAAGTCTTTCTTTATATTCTTTTCTATTGTTTGTTGTATATGTACATTTGTCTGCAATTGCAATTGATTTAAAATCTACCCCAATGAATCCCTCCATAGTTAGTTTCATTTGATCTACGCATTGTTGTGAATGGCGTATAGGATTTACGCTTGCGTTTGTATCAATGAATGATCTAAATAATATTTCTTGATACGCATGTGATCTGAAATACCCCGTTAGTTGAAGTAGTCTATTTCTAAATGTTCTGTCGTGGCCATTTGTATTTATATGCGCAATCTCGTGAAGTAAAGTTTCATCATTCCAAGACCAATTGTTCATACTCATTGTTATTGTTGCGCTACCGCCTAGACCGTGCATACATGCCCTGCCTTTACCCGTTGTTGAATTGTATGTTGATACGATTAGCCCACCGCCGTTATGAGATCCGCTCCAATTGTGCAATGTGTATTTTTTTGGTTTTTGCGGACATACCCAATCTACATTTACAAATTTATGTGGGTCAAAATTTTGTCGATAGTATTGTGAATTAATAATTTTATTACCCGCTCTTTTTAAAAGCTTTTGAGCTTGGGTTGGATCTAGTTTTATAATATCAACTATATCAGGCATGATCCAATTGAATTGTGGTGCGGATTTACCCGCCTGCCTTTCGGCTTGGTATGTTAGTCTTTGTTCATTCATTGAGAGATTCAATCCATTCTGCAAGAGATACTTGATCCCCGTGCAATGAGTCGATACAGATATTTGAATTAAACATAGTTCCCCTTTCGGTGTTTTTATATGTATTTATGTAATTCATATAAGTTCAGTATAGCAATCTAAGATTTAATTGCAAACTAAAAAAAAGAAATTTAACCCAAGTAATCCATATATTGAATAAAACGTTTTATTTAATGGGGTTTATTTACAATAAAAAAAAATAAAAAAAATTATTTTATTTTTTTAAATCTCAATTCTATTTCGTCTGCTAATAGCTTTAAATCGGCTTTGCGTTCAAATTTAGTATCTCGCTCTGCTATCAGTAAATATGGAACTAACGGCGTTCCTTTTTCGCTTATTGATTTTGCAACTAAATAAACGGGTATGTCTTTACGATCCGCCCACCCTCTTAATTTTGCATTTATAGGTGGCCAATGAGGTTTTGATCTTTTATAAGGCTCATCTAATTTAAGTCCTCTTGTACGTTTTGGGTCGCCATGTACAAAGCTTGATTTAGGAGAATGAGATTTTATTTGTATTCCTGCAGGTAATCTACCCATTGACTTTATTTGTTTAGTTCTTATTGATCGTTGTAATGCGCCTGTATCTACGGGGACAACTTCTTGCGCTCGTTTTTTTATAGTTTGTCCTGATGATCTCATAAATTTACGGATTGGTTTAGTTCCTAAATTATTCAAATCACATTGACGTCGTAATCGTTTTAATCCTTTGACTTCAAAGCTTGCTTTAAATTCGGACATTATAGGCGGTGTTTTATATATCCCTTTATAAGTTGTTTTGCGTCGGGATCCATACGGGACATTAGCTCAACTTCTCCAACGTCGCTATTTCCATAAGTACTGAATGGCGCGTCTTTTCTTTTCCATAATCTAGAGGTTTGAAGTATTGTCGCCATTTTTACGGCGTCGGGGACTGATTCAAAACCCCACAATGCAGTAATCTCAACATGTTTTTTAATATCGGGATCAAATCTTTCACTAGAGCGTTTGTCAAATATTCTTATTTGGTTGTATGGCGCCTCTTGATCCCCAATCATATCTTGTATATTCATTGGGTTTAAATAAAAATCAGTATTTAATGTTAATGTTTTTTCATAGGTGCCGTTGTCGTCATCATCTAGTTTTACAACTAATCCTGTTGTATTTGCAATATCGGGGACATCAAGTATATACGGATTGTCGGGAGTAAAATGTTTTGCGAATGCAGACGTTGGTTTATAAAAATGTCTCCCACAATAATTGTCAATTAATCGGCTTGCGCCTTTTATTGCTAAATCAATGTTTGAATCTTGCGAGGATCCACTAAGGCCTATAAAACTTTTAACGTCGGAATTGTCGCAATATGTATCGGCCATTTAAAACCTCTATTTATTTTCAGCAGGTTTTTTAGCTTTTGTTTCTTTTAATCCCCAAGCTTTAGCTTGAACGTCGGTAATTTCGTCGCCTTTGTTAGCAAGTAATTTTCCTTTTTTCCAACCTTTAGGCAAGTCATCTTTTACGCCTTCAGCTACTTCGCCTGCGTCATTTATCCATAATCTTTTTTTAATTATCATATTTTCCTTTTCTGTTTGTTCCGCATTCGCCGTGTATGACGAATGCGAAAACAAAACCATATCTAACTATTAAAAGTTAGTTACCTTTGCGAAAGCAGTTGGTCTATAGACAGGGAATCCCAATCTCATAGACGCTTTCATCATTACTTTATCTTTAGTAAAGAAGTCGTCATGACTATCGGAGATAGCTACTTCAATGCCTTGTCTTGAAACAATATGACAAGCCTCGCCACCGCCAAATCTTCCAACGAGCGCTGTACCTGCTGAAATTGCTGTTGTCGGAACAACAGGAACTCCCCAAATACTTGCAGTTGGAGCGCCTGACATCATTCCTGCGCCAACGAATAACGGTTGCAAAGCACCGCTTGTTGTTACCGCGTTTGTTTCAGTAACAACGTCATTCCAATCGCTCGGGTGCATGAGGATTGCGTCTGGCTCCATGAATGCGTCTTTTCTAATTTCTGTAATCATTTCATAAATTTGACCAATTCTCTTTAAGCTACCGCTATAAGATGAATAGTTAAATGAATTTATGCCTGTTACATTTAATAGACCTTTGATGATCGGTGCAACACCTGATCCACCAATGAGAACGTCGTCAAGTCTTAATTGCAACATTGTTCTTAATCTACTATCTAAATATCCCTGTACTGCTGAAACATCAGCTAGTAGTTCTTCTGTAACGGGTATAGATACACCAAATTTTCTTATTTCTTCTGTTTTTTCAGTAAATGCTAATGCAGATTCTCCGAATGCTGATCCCTCTGCAACTTCACTAGCGTTGTTAGTAAATGTTGATTCTTCCAAATACTTGTATTGATATTGGTCTGTTTGTATTACATCAAACAAATCAGTAACAATGTTTGGATTTCTCAAAGCAGTTGGGACAATTAAATCATCTCTAACTACTGCAGGTGGATAACCTGATTCGTCCAAAAGAGTTTTAGTTTCTAAAAGCGGATTCCACTTAATTTGAGAAGTTAAATTCTTTTGTCCGTCATTAACGAATGCTTGAACAGATTTTGATTCAAATAAAGCTTGGCCAAGAGTTTTTCTTTCTTGCTTTGGCTCATCATTGAATACAGGAGCAGTATCTACTGCTTTTCCTTTTTCTACATCATTCTCTAAATCTTTGATATTCTTAGCAAGATTTTCTTCATCTCTTACTTCTTTTGCAAGAGTATCAATTTCTTGTGATCTTTTAGCCATAGACTCTTTCATGTCAGCGTCCATAGTTGCAGGATCAATAGATTTTAATTCCTCTAATGCTTCTTCTCTAAGATTTTGGAGCTTGATCTTTTTTTCGTTTGTGTCCAATTTAGATTTCTCCTTTGCCTAAACGTCAGACGTTTCGGCTAATATCCTTAATGTTTCTATTATGAGCTTTTCGTCCTCGTCTGTTTTATTGACAACTAATTCATCTCTAAGGCCAACATTTAGCATGTCATCTAAATCTTGGTATGCCTCTTGAATATCATTTGTTAATTCAATAATTGCATTTGAGGATTTCTCGCTCAATTTTTTACCTTTTTCCAATCTTAGAGAAATAAGATCTCTAATTCTTTCTATGGATTGCGCCAAGCTCTTACGGAGCTCGTCTATTTCGTCGGTAAATCTTTGTTTTTCGCTATCATCTTTTACATCTTGCGTTGCATTTTTTACGGCTAATGTATGAGTATTTTGATTAGCGCCAACGAGTACGGGAGATACTTCCCAAACTCTTAAATCCTTTAAATATCTTACGTCTGTTTCTTGACCGTCTTTTGTAAATTTACCATTCTCGGAATCAACAACTTCATAACCGAATGACCATTGTTGGAGATCGCCCATTGCTTTTACTGTATTAAAAGCCTCACGTCCTCTTTCGGTGTCCATTATAAATTGTCCTTGAAATGTTGCTTTTTCTCCGTCTTGCTTTATTTCGCCACGACCAATTACATCTTTCCAATCATGACCCCAAACCATAGCAACTCCTCTATCCCCATATCCACTTTTAATTGAATTTGGTAATACAACGTCCCCGTCGCTATCTATTTCGTTAAATATAGAAAAAACGGCCTCTACTTTGCCCTCAATTTCATCAGTAGCAAGTAGAGAAATATTTTTAAATTCTTTATCCATACTCATTATTAATTTTTTCTCCGTATCTTTTTCTCATGGTATATAGTAGTGCAACGACAATTAACAATCAATTCAATCGGCGCACCATACTTTGAGTCGGCAGGATAATCCATTTTATAACCCGCAACATTAAACGGCCTAGATCTAGCACGTCGCTGATTATCAACCGCAATATGTTGATCTCTAACTAAACCGTCGCGTCTAGTTAGCCAACTCTTTTCTAATTGTAGTCCGCTTTTTTCAGCTCCGCGCTCTTTTCCATATTCTGCTAAAGCTAACCCCTCCGTTCTAGCAATTCGTTGCGCACTACCTAATTGAGCTTTTGTAAGTCTTGTAGATAATTCATTTGCAATATAGTCGGTCAATGCGTCGCCCGTTAATCCTAATTTTTGCGCCTCATCAAACGCTTTTCTTATTCCTCTTGATACTATGTCTTTTCTAGTTTTTGACATTTCGGGAAGTAATGACGTAAGCCGATCATTTACAAATTCAATTGCCCCGCTATCTCTAAACATTGTTTCAAGCGGAATTTGTACGCCCCGACGACCACGCAAAGGGAAAAATCCGTCCTGTACAATTGTTGGTAATGGCTTTCTTCTTCTTCCTCTACGAATTGCCTCAATTTCTTTTTTTGTTGCCTTTTCATCTACTCGTATTGTTTCAGGTAATAGCTCGGTAAATTGAAAATAATAAAAGTCTGTAATCATTGAAAGGTATAAATCATAAACGTCGGCTTTCCAATTTTTTGTATTTGTATCAATAATATGATTTATTGCTCCTATTATTCCAATTTGGTTGGGTGGATTAGTATTTAAAAAATTTATAATATCTTTTTTTTGCCTTTGGATTAATTGATAATACTCAAGCGTTAATGTAAAATCCCAATTCCTAAGCAATGCGTCAAATTTCCACCAATGATTGTCTTTTGATTCGGCCGATTCAAAACGATTTTCTCTTTCCTCCCATTCAATGAGCTTTAATTGATTTCTACGTCTTACAATTTCTAAAACGGAACTATCTTTTTCATCACGTTTATTCATTGCCTTAACTAATTTTTGGCTCCATGATTTACCCGCGTCGCCACCCCATAGCGCCCAAGCAATGCGTCCGTTTGAAGGGTAGCCCTCCTCACCTTGCCTATATCCCTCTGCTTGTTTATCTACTTCATGTCTTGGAAAGTATCTTGCAATATGTCTTACTTTTTCGGGACTAGCAATTTGATTTCTTAATATATAACGTGCCGATCCACGACCAACATTTGTACCGCCCCTGCCGTGTTCTTTTACCCAATCCAAACCGCGTTGCGCCTCCTCCTTTGCGCCTTTAGGAATTGAAAAGTCTAGATCATCATATTTGCCTTTTATTTCGTCCATTGCCTCATCATCACTTTTTCTAGTAGAAAGCGGGTGTGATGACGGCAACAAATCGGTATCGTATGGCGTACGTCTAAATTTTAACTTTTGTAATGCGTAAATAAATCCATTAACCCGCGCGTATGCCCATTGATCCGCAGAACGTACATTACCTCTTACTGATTCGGGGTTTCCTCTATATGCTCCAACGCCCCTACGGAATACCGCTTTTAATACGGCTAATGTTGTCCTTTTTCTTTTATCGTCGCCATATTCACTATTATGTTCTTCTAATTTGTCCCGTAGTACGCTCTCTACTCTTGCGCTTACTTTATATGCTTTTCTAAAATCATTTATAATTCTTAATCTACCAATCTCAATGACGACATCTCTATCGGTTTGTTCGTGATCCCCATTCTCCATAATTGCCCATACATTGATTGTCGCGGTTTCATCAGTTTTATTAATTGATTTTATAATTCCATGAGCAATTGAATCCTCTTGCGGAGGTTTAGGAATATTCCAAGAAACCGCTTGGCCGACATTTAGATCATCAAGACTCGCCATTATCAGCTAATCTTTGTTCGTATTCCTCATGCGTAGAACACGGCATATAAATTAAATTTCCGTCTTTGTCGTGAGTATGCGTACCTGAGCAACCTAATTCTTCTGCTCTATCCCGCGCCTCCTCCATTGTTGTGAATTCATCTTTGCCTACTTGCTCTTTGTATCGTTCTTCTCCAAATCTATGAATTTGAGCCAATCTACTTTCTGCTAATTCTCTTGTTGGATAGCAACCAAATGATCGTGTTTCTTTTTCGTTATATACGCAATAGACATCTTTGCCGTCATCATCTTGTTCTTTTTTAATTATTTTATATTCAGCTGATTTTGTATTTTTATCAATCCAAGCATTTACTAATGAACTAACTTCTACTTGGCTTTCATTTTGCGGTGTATCTCCAAGCTCATCTTTTTTAATTTGCATTGTAGAGATATTCATTAAATATACGTCATGCGAATCGTCCGTTGGTAATCCAACTGCCCTACGAGCCTCGCCTACTGTTGCCCAACCACCCTGTACGGCAACGTTCATTCTATTAAATAATTGATCTACGTCCGTCTGCAATGCTCTTACTTGGCTTATATCGTATTCACAAAACATATTTTCTGCGTCGGGGTAATTGATTTTTAATAATTGATTTTCTATTTCTTGAGCTACTTGGCGCCATAATGGGATCAAAGTATTTTCTGTAAATGCCTCTCTAAGCTCTCTTGCGTTTGAGTATGTTCCATTTTCTAAACCTACTTGCAGACCGCTAAGAATTGCAGGAACGCCTAGCACCGCACTAATTCTTGATTCAGGAATTTGTCGCAACATTCCAATATCTAAATCTTTGGGACTAAATGACATTTTTTCAACTTTCATTGATCCCGATAAAATCAAAGGCATACCTCTTTGAGATCCGCCAACTTTTTTTTGGTATGTTCTTGATATTTGTTCCGCCTCGTCCTCGCTTAGTCCAAAATCATCAGTTGGGGATAGTATTACGCTTGGAACACCCATGTTGGATAATAACGCCGTTGATAGTTGCCCCGCGCTTTCATCTCCGTATATTTCTCTAAGTACTGTTTTTATTGGCGCCAACCCTGATTTATGGTCGTCGGGATCAATACCAAATCTAATATGGATAATATCCTCTCTTGGTATTAATACTTTTTTGTCTTGCATTTCATACTCGTATGCAGTAATTAATG